GTGTATAAGAGACAGCTCGTATTGACCAGCAATTGGCGGTAACACCTCCCCACCAGATGCAACGACTAAAAGAAGCCCAGCGAAAGGGTGAATTGGCATTAGCCCGTGTATATGGTCATCGGCTAGATGCTCGCGTTTGTGAGCGCATTATTGAAGGCATGATCCTCGCCCCCGAAGTTTTATGCTCTGTCTCTGGTGGCATCAACGAACTGCCAACAGATGTTGTAGGGTGGGACCGTTGGGCAAAAGACGCTGCTTCAAGCGAACCGCTCGCAAAATTGAGTATAGCACATTCCGATGCCCAGTTACGGGAAGAAATTCGACGCGAAGTTCTTGAAAATATTCGCCCAGAACGCCGTTTATCCATTGGACCGGACCAAATTTTTTTTCATTGCGGACCAATTTATTTTTCATTGATCCGCTTGACTGGCCGATTTCATTCTTTGGGCTTTTCCGTCTCGATTGAGGTGGTGAAGCCTACCCCACTGATCTCATGGCGAGCGCTTGTCACTGACCATAGACACTCACCCCGATCCTAAAACCCAAGGCGATGATCTGACCCTCAGCCGCGACTGTTGGATCGCCTGGCATCGTGATGCTGAGGGTATCATCCCCACGCTTGAGCTCATCGAGCTTGGCTTTGGCAGCTTTCTCGGCCTCAGCCTTGGTGGAGTAAACGTGGCGCAAGCGCTTGACTGGCGATCCCTCACCAGCGGTCACGGTCTCTTTCTGGCCCGTTTCCTCATTGTGCCAGTGGGCCTTCCACGGCCTTGAAGTTGCCACGGCTGGCCAAGGTCATGGACCAGCGCAGCTCACCGCTCTTGGTGATCGGGCGCGGGATCATCGGGATGCCGCTGGCGGTCTTGCCCTCACCTTTACCTATAAAAAGGAGCGCCTCGCCTTTGACGGTGGCGATGGCGTCATGATCCTTGGCGATCCTGGTGAGAAAGTTGATGTCGCTCTCATCGGTCTGATCGAGGTGCTCATATAGAAAGGACCCCAGCGCCTCGGCCACCTTTGGCTCCAGGCCATGCTGGCCCGCGATGGTGCCCACAATATCCTCGATGGTCTTATTATCCCAGTTGCGGGTCTTTTGCTCTTTGATCAATCCTCCAAGGTTCACGGCCTTGCCGCGAATTGTGACCTGATCTGGCGGGCCTTTGGCCACCACCTCATCCGCCGTAAACATGCCCATCATCATAAGGCCTGTCTCTTTATACCCCATGAACACAATGAGCGGTGCGCCAGGCAAGGGGAGCTCGATGGCGTTGTCACGATCATCGAGGGTGATCTCCACCGTGTCAGACTTAAAGCCAGCCTGATCGCTCACCACCAGACTGAGGAGGCGGTCCTTGATCTGGCTGGTGATGTTGATGCCCGCTGCGATCACTTTGAAATCAGGGGTCATGCGATCAATCCCAGAGCCGGATTGTGGGTTTCTCCTGGGCCGTCGCCTCGACCGCTGGGAGCTCGATGAGGATGCCAGAGATCAGGACAGGCCCATGCGCCGCCAGCCCAGGATTGGCCGCAAGGACATCCTCGACACTATAGGGCGCATCGCCGTAGTGTTTGGCGCATACTTGGTCCAAGACATCGCCATCCTTGGTGTGGTAGATCATGTGAGCCTCGCCAGAGTTGAAAGCGCCGCGAGAGCAAGGCCAAAGCCCCCCTCATCGCCGCCATATTCTTTGAGCGTGATCGAAAAGGTGATCACGCGGGGCGCGCCATCGGCCTCCAGCTCGCTCTTGGTCTCCTCGATTTTGAGGATCACCCAATCGCCCAAGACAAAGCCGCCATAGCCCTCCAGGAGCACCAGAGGCTTGCCGCGATCCGCTTGGGCGCGCATGAGATCGAGCTGGCCATATCCGCCTTTCCAGTGGGGGAGGATTTCTCCTGAGAGGGTGATTTGATCAGAGCCAGGCCCCACGAATTGCTGGCCAGGCTTGCGTCCGATCCGGTCTTGCTGTTTCCAGCGATAGGTCGAAACCCGCTTGAGCTGTTGATAGGCGGCGGTGTCAAGCATGAACGGATAAGCGCCGAGCATCATCATCACCTTAGTCATGCAAAAGCCCTCTCATTGCCGCCATCGCGCGCTCCTCAGCATCCATCAACTCGGCGCGCACGGTCGCCCGCACCTCCTCGACATCTACACCAGGCGCAAAGCTCAGCGGCATATTGTATTGAGGCGAGAGCGAGATCGGCCCCCGCTGCATGGCCGATCCGCCCGCCGCCGCAACCGTTGCCATCGCAGGCATAGGCGCACCAGCCAAGCCATCAAAGCCAATACCGCTCACCAGGTCACGGGTGCGGGTGGCCATGTCGAGCATGTTGCGCAAAGCGCGGTTGTGGGCGATGAAACCGCCCTCGGTGCGATACTCCAGCTCTGGGCCTTCCTCGCCCGTTAGAAGCCAGCCAGGCCGGAAAGCACCGCCCTTAGCGCGGGCCTGCACTTCACCTGATGGTGCTGCAACAGCACCGTCACCAAACATTTTGCGCCACCATACGGGTGGTTGTGGCCATTTGATCCTTGATCCAAGATCGAAAGAAGGGATCATGTTTGACCAATTCCATTGGGGCAGGATGTCCAGCCATCGAAACTCAAACCAGCTTTTAATATTTAGCGTCGGAATGAACTTGGACCACTCAAATCCAGGGATGAACTCCAGCCACTGGATTGGCAGGAGCCATGTGGCCCAATCCAAAGCGGTCAGGATGTTTTCCCAAGTAAATACAGCTACAATCCCATCCCAAGAAAAAGCGGGGATGTATGAGCTCCACTCAATGCTTGTGATGCCATCCCAGACCTTGCTCGCCGTGCCGCTGACAAAGGATGTCACACCCGCCCAGGCTCCAGCCAGGTTCTCAGACTTCACAATACCAAGCCAAGAGAGCGGGCTCAGCGCATCCCAAAGAGTGCCGAGGACGGAACCAAGGAAACCACGGATGCCCGCCCAGGCATTGCGCAGGCCATCGAGGGTGAGAAGGCTCGACCAATCGAAACCGACAATGCCGCTCACCGCGCCACCGATCCAGTCGATGGCCGCATTGAACGCGCTCACCACTTGCCCCCATAGGTTCTGGAAAAAGGCCGAGATGGGCTCCCAATACTGGTAGATCAGGTATGCCGCACCCGCGATGCCCATGATGATCGCGCCGATAGGGTTTGCAATGAGCGCACGGCCAATCCAAAGGATCGCCTTGCCCACCATTGGGAGCACGGCGCGGCCAAGCCACAAGAGACCTTTGCCCGCGCCCAGCAACCACTTGGCCATGCTAGCCAGGCTCAGCACCAGCTTGGTGGCCCCAAAGCTCATCATGGCCCATCCGCTCACCAGCGCACCCGCGCCGATCAGGATGGGCGCGATCACCGCCGCAAGAGCACCCAGGCCCACGACCACCCCGCCGATCCCAGTGATCAGCTCTGGATTGGCATCGATCCAGTCAAAGGCTGTGGCGATGAAAGCATCGATATATGGCACCAGGCGTTGCACCACGGGTAAGAGACGCTCGCCAATTTTTTGAGTGATCACGTCCATCTTTTGGGACATCAGCACCATCGTGGCATCCCAGTTGTTATCAGCGGCAGCGGCCATCACTGAGGTGAACTCAGAGCCTTGCTGAGCCGCATCATCGAGCGCATCTGCGTTGGCGCGCACCGCCGCCTCCTGGCCATAGAGCGCGTTGATCATTTTCATGGCCTCATCGGTGCCAAAGGCCTCTTTGATCTCAGCCGCCTCAAAGGCATCCAGGGTCTCGCCATAGCGCGCTTTCAGGTCGTCAAGGATGTCGGGCATCTCGCGCAAGGCTCCACTCTCATCGAGGACGCGCACCCGCACGGGCCGATCCGCCGTGATTGCCATGTTCCCAAAGGCCTCATGCGCGCGGGCCGCGTTGGTCGCAAAGGCACGCAGGGCCGTGCCCGCTTCACCCGCCTGCATTGTCTGTTGCATCATGCCCAGGAGTGCAAGTTGCTCGGTCATTTCCATACCCAAGTTGACCGCGCCAGCACCGGCGCTCTCGATGCCCTCGCTTAGTAGTGTTGGAAAAGGCCCCCAATCTTGGCGCATGGCTTCTGGGATCGGATAGCTCGCCGCGATATAGCGCTCATCTTGAGTGCATCAGCGGCCTTGTGGAGCCGATCAGCGGCGGTGAAAGGTGCGCCATCGAGTGCATAGGTTGCGGCAACCGAGACCAGCTCTTGGACGTTTTCAGGAAAGGCCATCATCAGCTCCTCCCCGCCATCCATGCTGCGGCGGTCTCGACCACACGCTCATCGATCTTGGTGAGGCCCTAATTGGCCATCAGGCGCTCGCATGCATCGGCCAACTCCAGCGCTGAGTGCCACTGGCCTTGGGTTAGGATGCGGAACCGCTTGGCGGTGCCTTTGGTGACTTGGCCAAAGCGTGGCGCGATCACATAGGCGGCGAGCTCGGCATCATCGGTAATGGGTTTCATCAGCACCTTTTTGGCCCCGATCCGCTGGCGAAGCTGGGCAAGATACACCCGCACCCGCGCCTCGATCAGGCACTTGGCCAGGATGTCAGTGCCCGCCAGGATCAGACCCGCGCCGCCGATGTCAGACAGGCCGCGCAGCTTTTCGAGGGTGGCCCATTTGAGCTGATTGGCCTCATCGATGATGATCAGCTTGCCAGCGCACTCGCCCTTGATCTTGCGGAACAAGGTGGGAGCGGTGCCGCTCACATCGAGGCTTGCGCCACGGGCGTTCAAGCCCATTGCGATCTCCTCCATGAGCGCCTTGTCACCCATGTCCATCCAGCACTCGACCCGCACCCCTTCAAACTCATCAGCGAGCCATTTGGTCAGGGTGGATTTGCCGGTGCCTGGATCGCCGGTAATCTGGCCGATCTTGCTATATGGCCGAGCCTTGAGCACGGTTTGACACATCTCAAACGCTTGCTCGGCTTGGGCGGTCTTTATGAAATCGCTCATTCCTCATCCTCTGCAAATTGGAACCCAGCCAGGACCTCATTGGGGCCTGTTTTCCATTGCTCGACTGGGCCTTTGGGTTTCTTGTTTTCGGCCTCATCCAAGAGCGCCTTGCGGCTTTCCCCTTGCATGCGGGCCATGCGGTCGATGATCCCAGCGTCCACAATCGCGGCGACTGGAGCCTCTGGAGCATCGGGCATGTGGGCGATGTGGCGCTCGGTTTCCTCGGTGAGGCTGAGGAGGGCCACATGCTTGCGCTTTTCGGCGATCTGGCGGCGGAATACCTTGCCGCGCCGTGGGGTATGGCTGACACGCCCACGATCTGGCATGCGGGTGATCTCTTCAGAGAAGGCCACAGGGTCCTTGCCCTTGGCGTGGGTCTTTTTGTTCATGCGGTCGCCAGCAGTCCAGCCAGAGATTGTGGCGAAAAAGACTTGCTCGATGTTGCCAAAGGCACCCTCTATGCCTGGCTTGCCTTTCGCGTTGTATGGCATCGAGCGCACCACGGCCTCACGGCCATTCATCACACGTTTATGCACCTCGGCGTCACCTTCTAAATCAAAGACTTTCATACCGCCTTTGGTGAGTTTAGAGAGCTGAGTGAAGCCACCAATCATGGCATCCCAAGAATACTCAGAACCATTATCGAGATAGAGCAACTCTGGCAGGCCCCACTCATCAACCATTGCCTCAAAGCTCTGCGCCACATGCTCGCGGCGAATGCCTTCTCCTGGTTCACACAATACGAACGTCATGTGGATTTCATTGGTGGCCACATCATACC